CGCCACCTATAATGGTCATGGCGATGATTTAGATGATTTTGAGGAGACAGAATGAGTACAATCAACGAAGAAAGTATTCTTAAGAGTATTCGAAAACTTGTGGGACCAGAAGATGACTATACTCATTTCGATCCCGATATTGTTATGCACATTAACTCCGCTATCAATAGGCTGTATCAGCTTGGCTTAGATTCAGCAAAAGGTTTTATGGTGACTTCGGAAGTAGAGACATGGGGCGACCTATTCGGCTCCGATGAGAAAGTGCTTAATATGTGTAAGCCGTTCATATATTTCAAGGTCAAGATGGCCTTTGATCCACCTTCAAGCTCAATCGCTGCTGAAGCGATAAAAGCCGAGATAGACAAACTGGAATGGCTACTTAATGTTTGGTTTGAATCAAACAAGGAGGAGTAATGAACGAGTTTATAGATAGCGGATAGATTTATTCCACACGCATTGACACATATATCTACAAGAGAGGGCCAGAGGTTATTCTATAGCCCTCATTTTTATTTTGGAGGTACACATGGCCCAGAATTATTATCTCATGCACCATGGCATAAAGGGCATGAAGTGGGGTGTGCGTAGAACCCCCGCTCAACTTGGGCATAAGCCCTCAGTGAGCTCTAGAGCCAAAACAAAACTTAGTGATCCTAATTTTCAGCGGAAAGCAGCTAAAGCCGCTAAGATAGCATTAGCAGTTGGCGCCATGTATGCCGGACATAAAGTGCTGAATAATCCAGAAGCTATAAAGGCCGGGAAGAATGCATTATCAGCTGTACTTGGCGCAAAGGGAGCTGTGAAAGTGTCAGCCGTTAAGGCAATTACTAATACTTCTGAATTTAAGATTGCCAAAGCGGGTCTTGAAGGTGGTAAGAAAGCGTTGAAGGTTATTCGTTCAGATAACTTCAGAAAGACTGTGAGTGGTATTGGTACTGTCGCTTCAACCGCCGGCGTTTTGCGCAAGCAAATAAAAGATCTTAAAAACAAGCCAGAGGGAGACACCTTTGATAAAGCAGTAGGCTATGCAAAGAAAGGTTCTGCGATTGGCGAAAGCTTGAATACTATTGCGAGAGCTGGTTCGTCATCCTCAAGCGGAAGTTCATCTGGGAATGCTAATATCGGAAAAGATATTGCAGATAAGATTGGCAAACCAAGTAATAAAGGAATAAATAAAGGCGATAAGGCGTATAGTGATTTGTTCCGAAATAGAGATGCTGAGACAAGAAACATGATTCGAAGTTTGGCGAAGGCTGGCTATGATATAGACCAGATTCGAAAGTACTTAGAGCATTCCGCTATAGATGGCCTCATGATTTATCGTGGTTGGAGTTTTAATCCTATGGCTGGCTGCCGTTACATCTTCTAGAATTTCAAAATGGAGTAAAATTTATGTCCCTATCTAATACAGCGACCCCTTACTATTATGGCCAGTTTCGGGAAGCCGTAATGAGGGGCGAGATTCCAGTTAATAAGTGGATCTCAAAAGAGATGAATCGAATAGACGCTCTTATAAGAAATCCAGGAATCTATTACGACGACAAAGCTATGGATGGTTTTGTCGCTTTTTGTAATAACGAACTTACTCTGACCGATGGCTCGGACATGGCTCTTCTTGATTCATTCAAACTTTGGGCCGAGCAAGTCTTCTGCTGGTATTACTTTGTAGAAAGAAGCGTCTATGAGCCTGGGGAAGACGGAAAGCCCGGCAGGTATGTTCGTAAAAGAATTAAGAAACGTCTAACTCAGAAACAGTATCTTATAGTAGCTCGTGGTGCGGCCAAGTCTATGTATGACTCTGCGATCCATGCCTACTTCCTAACATGTGATGGTTCTACAACAGAGCAAATGACAACATCTCCGACAATGGCCCAATCTGAAACGGTACTATCTCCTATACGTACTGCAATTATAAGGTCTCGAGGACCATTATTCCAATTTCTTACAGAAGGAAACATACATAATACAACCGGAAGCAAAGCCAATAGAGTTAAGCTTGCATCCACAAAGAAAGGAATCGAAAACTTCCTTACAAATTCCAGTCTTGTTATAAGACCAATGAGTCTCGACAAGAATCAGGGATACAAAGACAAGATAGCAACAATTGACGAGTGGCTTTCAGGCGATGTTAGAGAGGATGTAATCGGTGCTATCGAGCAGGGCGCATCGAAGAATGACGAGTATCTTATTATTCTTACAAGTTCCGAGGGTACTGTAAGAAATGGTATAGGAGATACTATCAAGATGGAGATTGAGGATATTCTTAATGGCGAGTATTATAACCCACATGTCTCCATTTGGTATTACAGATTAGACGATATTTCTGAAGTAGAAGCAGGTAAGAAAGATCCATCTATATGGCTTAAAGCAAATCCTAATCTTGGCAAAACCGTAAGCTATGAAACTTATCTTTTGGACGTAGAAAGAGCCGAACACGCTCCTTCTGCCAGAAACGATATTCTTGCTAAAAGGTTTGGTATTCCTATGGAAGGCTACACGTTCTTCTTCACATACGAGGAGACACTCCCGCACCGAAGAAGAAGTTATTGGTCTATGCCATGTGCACTTGGAGCTGACCTTTCTCAGGGAGATGACTTTTGCGCGTTTACTTTTTTGTTCCCACTCGGCAATGGTAAGTTTGGTATTAAGACCAGAAGTTATATCACGTCTCTTACCATGATGAAGTTACCAGGGGCTACCAGGCTTAAGTATGAAGAATTTCTGAATGAAGGTAGCCTTATAGTTCTTGATGGAACAGTGCTTGACATGATGGAAGTTTACGAGGACCTTGATCGTCACATTATCGATTGTGACTATGATGTCCGTTCATTCGGCTTCGACCCGTATAACGCAAAAGAGTTTGTGGAAAGATGGGAAACCGAGAACGGGCCATTTGGAATTGTGAAAGTTCCTCAGGGTTCCAAGACAGAATCCGTTCCATTGGGAGAACTTAAGAAGCTCTCGGAAGAGAGAATGCTCCTTTTCGACGAGCAGCTTATGATGTTCGCTATGGGAAACTGTATAACCGTAGAAGATAATAATGGAAATCGTAAACTTCTTAAGAAAAGGCGTGAAGCTAAGATTGATAATGTCGCGGCTATGATGGATGCCTACATTGCATATAAGGCTAATAAGGAAGCCTTTGAATAAATTAAAAATGAGTGATTATTTAATACATTATGGCGTTAAAGGCATGAAGTGGGGCGTTCGAAAACAGAAACCACCTGCCGATTACACAACTCGTTCCCGTAATGGAGATTTAATTGAGATGCGAAGAGATGGGTATGGGCTTTTAGCTAGAGGTCTTGGAAAGATAAATCCTAATATAGCAGTCGAGCAGAGTAAAACTAGATTTTATAATGCTTACGTTAATGGTAAGAAAGTCGGAAATATACAATTATATAATGAGTCAGACACGTCAATAAACGTAGTATGGCTTGGCGTAAAATCCAGAGAGCGTGGCAAAGGCTATGCGCAAGCAATTTTGGAGAGTTCTGCAGGAAGAGCTAAAGCTGCAGGGTTCAAACAGATGACGTTAGAGGTTCCTGGCAATAGTCCAGATGCTAGACATATTTATGAGAAACAAGGATTCGTTGCAGGCAAACAGATTTCCTCCGACGATGACGTTTGGGGCGGACTTACTAAGATGAAAAAGAAATTGAGAGATTAGACCTATGGATTGCACTTATAGGCATTTATTAACCTTACCAACCTTTGAGGAACGATTCCAATATCTTAAACTTGACGGAAAAGTAGGACAAGAAACATTCGGTTTTGACAGGTATTTTAATCAGAAATTTTATCGGTCACCCGAATGGAAACAAATACGTAATTATGTGATAGCCAGAGACCATGGATGTGACCTGGCTATTTTTGATAGGGAAATCCCGGGACGAATTTATGTTCATCACATGAATCCAATTAGTTTAGAAGATATTAAGGATGCAACTGACTATCTTCTTAACCCCGATTATTTAGTATGTGTATCTAAGGAAACTCACGATGCCATTCATTATGGCGACGGTTCTCTTTTGATATCTACTAAACCAATTGAACGTTCTCCTGGTGATACTAAATTATGGTGATATTTATGAACTACAGAATAATTTATGGCGACGAACTCTAC